GCTAGAAAAGCAGCACAAGCCATTAAACGAGTAATCACAGATTATAAAAAAGCATCTGTGGCTGAGTCAAAATAATTTCGTATATTATGGCTAAGACAAAAATTGAAGAACAAAATATCCTAATCGCTAGGCGAGTACCGCCTGGCGATAAATGGAGATTAATTGCAAATGAACCAGATGGTCCTATACATAAAACATTAACTGATTGTTTAGAAGCATATATGGTAAAAACAGGATTTAAAGGTAGTTATAAATTAGAACCGTTAAAAAGTAATTTATATGCAATTGATTCTAAAGAAACAGAAGTAATACCTGAACCAGTAAAGAAATATTCAATATATGGCGAGTACGGAGCATAGTTTATTAGTAGAAAAATATAGACCTAAAACATTAAATAATTATGTTGGTAACGAAAGCATAAAAAAATCTATATCTGCGTATTTAAATCAAAATGATATACAAAATTTTATATTTTATGGTCCTGCAGGAACTGGTAAAACAACATTAGCAAAGATTATTGTTAATAGTTTAGATTGTGATCACTTGTATATTAATGCTTCTGATGAGCGTGGTATTGAAACTATTAGAGATAAAGTTTCTAGCTTTGCATCTGTTGCTTCATTTAAACCTCTTAAGGTTGTTATTTTAGATGAAGCAGATTTTCTTACTATACAAGCTCAAGCATCACTTAGAAACATAATTGAAACATTTTCACGTACTACAAGATTTATTATGACTTGTAATTTTGTAGAACGTATTATTGATCCTTTACAATCTAGATGTCAAGTACTTAAAATTGTACCCCCAACTAAAAAAGATGTTGCTAAACATTTAAATTGGGTTTTACAACAAGAATCAATTGAACATAATATAAATGATTTAGTACCTTTAGTTAACCAATATTATCCTGATTTACGTAAATGTATTAATACTATACAATTATCTACGTTAGATAATAAATTAAAATTAGATAAATCAATACTTACATCATCAAATTATATTGATAAAGTAATTACAGCATTATCAAATAAATCTAAATTTAATGATATACGCCAAATTATTGCAGATGCTAATGTAGATGATTTTGATGAATTATTTAGAGCATTATATGATCGCTCATCAGAATATTATAAGGATAAAGAAGGTACAGCAGCAGTAGCAATAAATGAAGCTCAATACAAAGCAAATTTCCGTATTGACAAGGAAATAAATATAATGTCATTAATTCAAACTTTAATTAAATATAAATAATTATGCAACAGCAAACCCAACAACCCCCAATTGATTTAAAAAATACAACTGCTATCAAAAATTTTGATGGTGGAGTTATTTTTCAACAAGGAGTAGTATTAAGAACTGTGTCCAAATTTGTAATGGGTACAGATGAAGATGCTTTACTCCCAATCCCAGTCTTTTATGATCCATCAACTAAGAAAATTCTTAAATCATCAGTTCCAAAAGAACTTAGAGAAGAATTAGCTGATGAATTAATGGATTAGATTTGAAAAATATCTTTGATTGGCTAAAAGCAATTAATACTACTAAACCTCCCGTTGAGTCATTTACTGATAAAGATTGGGAGGTTTGGAATAGTTATATGATTCACAGATTTTTATCTATGGATCGTTCTAACATTGAGACAGTCAATGATATTCAAGAAATATTACCTACAGATAAAAAGAAAATATATTCTATTTATAAAGAATTTATTCCTAGAAACAATAAATGGAATAAATATATTAAATCTAAGATTAAACAGCCTAATAAAGACTTAGTAGATCATATTAGAGATTATTTTAAATGTTCAAGTAAAGAATCAAAAGAATATATAAATATATTGGATACCCTAGAAATTAATCGTATATTAATGGAAAGAGGATTAAATAAAAAAGAAATAAAACCCTTAATAAAATGAAAAAATTAGTAGATATGTTAAGAACATCTGCACAAGCAGATAAAGCAAAAGCATTGTTATCACTTGAATTATTAGGTAACAAAGCAGTTGGTATCGGAGATCATTCCACAGGAGACTTTTACAAAAACGCTGAAGAAGCACTTGTTATGTTAGTAGATGCTGACGATAGGCTAGAAGCATTAGAAAAGTATTTTGATTCTAAAGGACAAATTAATGGGTGATTCATTTAAAAAATATCAAGAAATTATGAGTGATAGAGAAATTATGGATGCTAAAAATGGAAAACCAACACCCGATTTAAATTCAACTCCAATAGAAATATTTGAGTATGAATACCCAGAATTATCGGATGAGTTTAAACAAATACAAAAGGAAATGTATGAAATGTTTGCTCGTAAACATATGGATTATGGTTTAAATAATATAGCTTTAGGCGGGGATATCGTTAATAACAGCGATGACAAGCAATTCTCACTAACTGGGTTATGTATTAGATTAACTGATAAAATATCACGTTTAAAAAACCTATTAATAAATGGTAAATCATTTGTTGAAGGTGAAGGTATACAAGATACATTTATAGACATTGCCAATTATGGAATAATCGGTCTTTTAGTAGGTCGCGATAAATGGAAAAAATAGTTTGGCTAAAAAAATACCCAACATTATAAAAGAGATTAGAAATAATCCTCCACAACCCATAAATTTTGCCTATCAAAAGAATATATCCTATTCTCAAATGTCAATATTTAGAAGTTGTGCTTATAGATGGAAATTACAATATAAAGATAAAATTAAACGGTTTAATTCATCTATTCATACTGTATTTGGGACAGCTATACATGAAGTAATGCAACATTATTTAGATGTATCTTATGATAAATCATTTGCTTTTGCTGATAGAGAAATAGATATAAAAGATTATTTCCAAGATAAATTTATATCAGAATATCAATCTCAATATAAGTCAAATAAAAACGAACATTTTTCAGATGCAACCCAAATGAGAGAATTTTTTGAAGATGGTGTTGCTATTTTAGAATGGTTTAAGAAAAAACGTAGTAGATATTTTAATAAAAAGGGTACGTATTTAGTAGGTTGTGAAATACCTATTGTTATTCCACCAAATAAAATGTATAATAACGTATTATATATGGGGTATCTAGATGTTGTCACATACCATGAAGAAACAGAGACATTTAAGATAATCGACATAAAAACAAGTACTAAGGGTTGGAATAGTTATGCTAAAAAAGATGAAAATAAACATTTTCAATTAATATTATATAAACAGTATTTTTCTGAACAGTATGGTATTCCTTTAGATAAAATTGAAATTGAATTTTTTATAGTAAAAAGAAAAGTATTGGATATAGATGATGATAATATTATGTCACCTTACCAAGCTCATAGAGTACAACAATTTACCCCACCAAGTGGTAAAATTAAATTAAATAGAGCTAAAAGTGCGGTTAATGATTTTATAACAGAGTGTTTTAGTTCAAGTGGAAAAATTAAAGAAATAGATTATTTAAAATCACCTTCTAAATGGAATTGTACGTTTTGTCCTTATGGGGAAGATAAAGAATTATGTGGAGCCGGATTACATTTTGAATAATACTTATATATGTATAATAAACGTTTTAAAAAATAAAGATTATGACAAACAAAAAACCAATGACACTAACTAGTGTTAAAGTCAAAAGCGATTTATTCGAGAATTTTAAAATTGAATGTGTAAAGCGTAAATTTTCTTTCCAAAAACTTGCCGACCGTAGTCTGTTTTTGTATCTTACTGATGAAAATTTCCGTAAACAAATTACTAATCAAATTAATCTCGAAATAAAGGAAAATGAATAAAGACTTTAAATCTATCCCTAAGGATAAACGAAAAAAAATACTTCTAATATGTGATGATATTAGAGTGCATTCGGGAGTAGCAACAGTAGCTAAAGAAATAGTTACTCATACTGCTCATCATTTTAATTGGGTACAAATAGCAGGTTCTATAAACCACCCAGAAAAAGGTAAAAGATTAGATTTATCACAAAATACAAATGAATTAATGGGTATTAATGATTCTTCTATACTTTTATATCCATCTGATGGTTATGGTAATTCTAATATGATACGAGAAATCATTAAAATAGAAAAACCAGATGCTATTATGTTGTTTACAGACCCAAGATATTTTATGCATATTTGGAACTTAGAACAAGAAATTAGAAAATCTATTCCTATTACATATTTAAATATATGGGATGATTATCCAGCACCTATGTACAATAGACCATACTATGAAGCATGTGATTTATTAATGGGTATATCAAAACAAACTGTTAATATTAATAAATTAGTATTAAAAGGTCATGAAGGTAATAGAATTTTTAAGTATATTCCTCATGGTAAGGATACTAAAAATTTCTTCCCAATTGAAGATAATAATTTAGATTATATTAACTTTAAAAAATCTATATTTAAACATAAACAACCTAAATTTGTTTTATTTTTTAATTCAAGAAACATTAGAAGAAAACAAATCCCAGATGCTATGTTAGCATTTAGAACTTTTTTAGATACTATACCAAAAGAAGAAGCTAAGGAGTGTTATATGATTTTAAAAGTAGAAAAAGTTACAGACGCAGGAACAGATTTAACTAAAGTAAAAGAATATTTATTTGATGAAGAATACCCAGATAATGTAATGTTTATAGACCAAAGGTTATCTGAACAACAATTAAATTGGTTATATAATTTAGCTGATGTTCAAATATTACTAACATCTAATGAAGGTTGGGGGTTAACAATTACTGAAGCAATGTTAGCTGGAACTCCAATTATTGCTAATGTTACAGGTGGGCTGCAAGATCAGATGAGATTTGAAGATGATAATGGAGAATGGTTTACCCCTAATGCTGATATACCTTCTAATCATAGAGGTACTTATAAAAAGCATGGTGAGTGGGCATTTCCAGTTTATCCAACAAGTAGATCTATTCAAGGTTCACCTCCAACACCTTATATTTTTGATGATAGATGTAAATGGGAAGATGCTATGGAAAGAATTAAGGAATGTTATAAATTAGGTAGAAAAGAATTAAAAAGAAAAGGATTAAAAGGAAGAGAATGGGCTTTAAGTGATGAAGCAGGTTTTACCTCTCCACACCAAGCCCAAAGAGTAATAGAAGCTTTTAATGAGTTATTTAACACTTGGAAACCAAGAGAAAAATATGAGTTAATAAATACTAATGAATATAAAGGAAAATTTTTGAACCATAAAATTATATATTAATGAGTAAACCACGTTTTGTAATTAGTTGCCCCTTTGATACCTACTCAGGTTATGGTGCAAGATCAAGAGATATAGTTAAATCTATAATTGAGTTAGATAAATATAAAGTAGAATTACTTCCCCAAAGATGGGGAGAAACATCATGGGGTTTTTGTGAAGACCATCCAGAATGGAATTTTTTAAATAATCATAAAGCAACTCCTGATTGGCAAAAAGTTCAACCTGAATTGTGGATGCAAATAACTATCCCTAATGAATTTCAATCTGTAGGAAAATACAATATTGGCTTAACAGCAGGTATTGAGGCTACGGCATGTAAAGCAGAATGGATTGAGGGGTTAAATCGAATGAATATGAATTGGGTTTCTTCTACATTTGCAAAAGAAACTTTCCAAAAAATGGTTTATGACCAGCAAGATAAAAGAACAGGACAGATAGTAAAACAAGTAAAATTAGAAAAACCAATAGAAGTAATATTTGAAGGGGTTGATTTAACTACTTATAAACCAATTAAAGCTTCTGAAATTAAAACTATAGATTTATCTGATATTAAAGAACAATTTTGTTATTTATTTGTTGGTCATTGGATGAATGGTGACTACGGTCATGATAGAAAAAATGTAGGAGTTTTAATTAAATCATTCTATGAAGCCTTTAAGAATAAAAGAGGAGAAAAACCCGCTTTAATTTTAAAATCATCAACTGGGGTATCTTCTTATGTTAGTAGAGATGTTATTTTAGATCGAATTAAAGGTATAAGAAAAGAAGTAGGAGGAAGTAACTTACCAAATGTTTATTTATTAAATGGTGAATTTGACGACTCAGAAATAAATGAATTATATAATCATCCAAAAGTAAAAGGAATGATTTCTTTTACTAAAGGAGAGGGGTATGGAAGACCTTTACTAGAATTTTCTACAACAGGAAAACCTATTATAGCATCAGGATGGTCTGGTCATTTAGATTTTTTAGATAAAAACAGTAATGTTTTATTAGGTGGGAAATTAGAAAATGTACATCCTTCTGCTGCTAATGATTGGTTAATAAAAGAAGCCCAATGGTTCCAAGTAAATACTCAACAAGGAATAAGTGCAATGAAAGAGGTATTTAAAAAGTATAAACAATATTCTACAAATTCTAAAAAACAAAGGCATTATGCTAAAACTAATTTTAGTTGGGAAAAAATGAAAGAATTAGTTAAAAATAATTTAGAAAAAAATGTGCCTGATTTTCCCAAACAAGTAGAATTATCTTTACCTAAATTACAATTACCAAAATTAAATAAAGTTTAATATGAAACATGATGAAATAATAAATTGTCCTAGGTCTGGAGGCGATTTATGCTATAAAACAGAAATAAATAAAGATATTACCAATTATTACAGTTTATCTTGCGGGTTTTGGACTAATAGTTTAATGTTAGAAGATTCTGATTTTTATAAAGAACAAGTAAGTATTTTACCTGAAATTTATAAAGATTTAGCTTGGACTGATCCTAAAACTAAATTAATATGGTTACCTAATACTGTAAATGTTAAAGAAAACGGTATGATATTCGCTTCAGGTACTGATGTAAAAAATTGGAATTGGGGGGCAGTAAAAGCTATTCTAATCCCAGAAGAGGATAGAGAAAAATATAAAGATGAAAAGTATAGAGCCGATATGTCTACTATAAAATATTTTAAAGAACGTGATTTTATAGATGCTCTTTCATATATTGGAATGTTACCAGAATAGAATAATATGAAAATACTAGTTACAGGAGGAGCAGGTTTTATAGGAACTAACCTTATCAAAAAATTAATATCTGAAAGGCATAATGTACATTCATTAGATAATTATGAGACAGGTTTAAAATCTAATGAACAAATAGGATGCGATTATCATCTCAATGATATAACTGATATCCATTTAATGGATAAAGATTTTGATTTAGTTTACCATTTAGCAGGTTTATCAAGAATTCAACCTTCATTTAATAATCCTGAAGAAACCTTTAGAGTAAATACTATAGGTACTCAAAAAGTTTGTGAATTTGCTAGATTAACTGGAGCTAAAGTAGTATATGCTGGTTCCTCATCAAAATGGCATAATCCTTACCAATCCCCTTATTCTACTTATAAATACTTAGGAGAAGAAATTTGTAAAATGTATAAATTAACTTATGGGATAGACATTGAAATCGCTCGTTTTTATAATGTATATGGTCCTTACGAAGTAATAGATGGTGATTGGGCTGCAGTAATAGGCATTTGGAGAAGACAAGTTAGAGATGGTGAAAAAATTACTATAGTTGGAGATGGTGAACAAAGAAGAGATTTTACCCATGTAGATGATATTTGTGATGCCTTGTGGAGAATAGGAATGAAAAGTTTAAAACACACAGATGCTTGGGAATTAGGAACAGGTATGAATTATTCTATTAATGATGTTTATTTAATGTTTAAAGAAAGATTTGAGGTTGATTCTATAAATATTCCTGATCAAAAAGGTAATTATAGAGAAACATTAAGAGAGAATGATGATAGTTTAGAAAGACTAGGATGGAAACCAAGTGATAAATTAGAAGATTACATATTAAATTTAGATAAATGAAAATAAGTTACGCTATAACGGTATGTAATGAGTTTGTAGAAATACAAAAACTTATATCAATTCTTTTAGAATATAAAAGATATGAAGATGAAATTATAATATTATATGACTTTAAAAATGGTAGTGAAGGAATTGAACAATTTCTAAGAGCAAAATCAGTAAATGCCGAATTTAGCTGGCATAAAGGAGAATTTAAAGGTCATTTTGCTGATTGGAAAAATCAATTAACAGAATTATGTAGTGGTGATTATATATTTCAAATTGATGCAGATGAATACCCACATGATAGCTTAATATCACAACTGCCAGTTATATTAGAGGCTAATCCTGAAAATGAAGTTTATTTAATCCCTAGAGTAAATACAGTTGAAGGATTAACTAACGAACATATACAAAAATGGGGTTGGAATGTTAATGATAAAGGTTGGGTAAATTGGCCTGATTATCAGTGGCGTGTTTGGAAAAACAAACCAGAAATAAAATGGGTAAATAAAGTACATGAAAAATTAAGTGGACATAAAACCTATGCTACATTGCCTGATATGGAAGGGTTATCGTTATATCATCCTAAAGATATTAAACGCCAAGAAAAACAAAATAAATATTATAATACTTTATGAAAAATAACTTTATAATTATAAGCACTTGCTATAATAAAGATAAATGGGTTAAAAACAATGTAAATAGTTTAAAATCTCAAAGTAACCAAAATTTTAAGGTATATTATGGTTATGATAAATCCACAGACAATACATTAAAATATTTAAAAGAATCAATAGGGGAAGATACAGATAAATATCAAATAATTCATAATGAAGGTGAAAAAAGTTTTTTAGGTAATTTTGTCCATGTTTACAAATATCTAAAAGAAAATCAATTAGTAAATAAAGAGGACATAATTATTGAAATTGATGCTGATGATTGGTTATTACATTCCTTTATATTGCAATATTTAGATCAAGTATACCAAAACCCAGACATATGGATGACTTATGGTCAATATATGGAATACCCTTCAGGAGAGCTAGGAGGTCATTTTAATATGCATATTGAGGATAAAGTAGATAGTTTAAATGCTTATAGACGTGCTCCTTTTGCTTATAGTCATTTAAGAACTTATAAATCTTGGTTATTAGATAAAATATCAGATAAGGATCTTATTGACCCTAGAACCGGGAAATATTTTAAACATGCTGGGGATTTTGCTTTATGTATGCCCATGGTTGAAATGGCAGGAAAAAATCGTATACATAGGGTAGATAATCCTGTTTATGTTTTAAATAGACATGAAGATTTAGAAAATGAATCTAAAGATAACCTTCATTCACAAAAGGAATGTGATTTATCTATTAGATCTTTACCTGTTAGAGAAAGAATCCCTGCTATTTCAAAAATACAACCTATATTAGCTGGTGGTTTAGGAAATATGATGTTTCAAATAGCAGCAGCTTATGGGTTAAGTAAAAAACATAATCTAGAAGTTGTTTCTGATTTAAATCATGTAGGTACACTACATAGTCATCCTTCAACTTATAAAGATAACTTATTTAAAAATTTAAAAATATTATCATCACCATTAAATACATTTAAAAATGTAAAATGTGAACCAATAGATTTTTCATTTCAACCAAATTTAGAAATACCCCCAGGAGAAAATATTAAACTTTCTGGTGAGCTCCAATCATATAAATATTTTGACCATTGTAAAGATGAAATTATTAAAATGTTTAAAAACCCTAATCATAAAGAAAAAAAGGGATATGTTTCTATGCATGTTAGAAGAGGAAATTATATAAATCTATCGGAATATCATTATAATTTAAGTATTGATTATTATAAAAATGCTATTGATTATTTTAAAGGATATAAATTTTTAGTTTTTAGTGATGATATAGAATGGTGTAAAGAAAATTTTAAAGGGAACAATTTTACTTTTATACAAAATGATAATGATTTTGATGATTTATACCAAATGTCAGAATGTGAACATAATATTATTGCTAATTCAACTTTTAGTTGGTGGGGTGCATATTTAAATTCTAATAAAAATAAAATAGTAGTATATCCTAATAAGTGGTTTGGTAGCAAATATTCTAGTTGGACTATAATGGATTTATTCCCAGATAATTGGGTTTGTTTAAGTGAAAACATCCCCAAAATAGAAGTTAATTTATTTGATAATGCATATAGACATTTAGCTAAAGATAATGGTAGATATTCTTCAGTACATGGTAAAATATCTAAACATATTAAATTTGTAAGAGATGTTAAAAATTATGAAGGTATAAATTTATTTATAGATGAATGTTTAAGTAATGGAGATGTTAAAAATATTAAAACAGGTAAAAAAATTGGTTGGTTAATGGAAACCAGAGAAGTTTATCCAAAACGTTATGATGAATTTGAAACCTATGTAAACGATTTCGATTATATTCTTACCCATGATAAGAATTTGTTAACTAAATACCCAAAGAAAACCAAATTTGTTCCTTTTGGGGGTTGTTGGATTAAAGATAATAATTTCCATTTGCATATAAAGAATAAAAATATTTCAATGATATATTCAAATAAAACTATGTTTGAAGGTCATAAATTAAGACACCAAGTTGCTAATAATATTAAGAATATAGATTTATTTGGTAGAGGCACATCAAACCCTGTTAATAATAAAGAAGAATCATTAGTAGATTATAGGTATTCTATTGTAATAGAAAATTCAAAAACAGATAATTATTTTACTGAGAAACTAATTGATTGTCTTGCTGTAGGTACTATTCCTATTTATTGGGGTTGTTCTAATTTAAAGGATTATTTTAACTTGGATGGTATAATTACTTTTAGTACATTAGAGGAATTAAATAATATACTGCCTACTTTAAATAAAAACTTATATAAGTCTAAATTAGATGCTATAAAGGATAATTTAGAAAAAAGTAAAGAATATAATGTAACTGAAGATTGGATTTATAAAAATATAATAAATGAGTAAAATTATAGTAACAGGAGGTTCGGGTTTAGTAGGTAAACATCTAAAAGAAATATTACCTAATGCTATTTATTTAAGTAGTAAAGATTGTGATTTAACTGACATAAATAAAGTTAAATGGTTAATTTCATCACACAACCCAGATATAGTTGTACATTTAGCTGCCCGTGTAGGAGGAATACAGGATAATCTAAAATACCCAGCTGATTATTTTGATGATAATATTTTAATAAATACTAATATTGTTAAAGTATGTAAAGAATATAATGTAAAAAGGTTTATAGGAATTTTAAGTACTTGTATTTATCCTAGTGTAGTTGATACTTATCCTATGAAGGAAGAAGATTTATTTATAGGACCACCACCTCCTTCTAATTTTAGTTATGGTTATGCTAAACGTTGTTTAGCAGTTCAAATTGATGCTTATAATAAACAATTTGGAACTAAATATAATTATTTAATTCCATGTAATTTATATGGAGATTATGATAATATGCATGATGAAAGCAAAATGCATTTTATAACAGCTTTATTAAATAAAATTAGGAATAGTAAAGATAAAACATTACATTTATTGGGTACAGGTAAACCCTTAAGACAATTTATGTATGCTAGAGATTTAGCAGATATTATTAAATTAGTTATTGATAATAATGTAACTGAAAGTTTTAATGTTGCTCCTGATTTTAATTATTCAATTGATGATATGGCTAAAATGGCATTAAAAGCCACAGGTAATAACTATAAAATTGTATATGATAAGCCTGAATTAGATGGCCAATACAGAAAAGATGTAAGTAATAAAAAATTATTAAAAATATTCCCTAATTTTAAATTTACAGATTTAAAAGAAGGATTAAAACAAGTTTATGGTAAAATTAGTTAGTGATACAATTGATAAAAATGATATTAATGCGTTAATAGAATGGTTATCCCAAGATGAAATCCCTAGGTTAACTAAAGGTCCTTTAACTCTAGAATTAGAACAAAAATGGGCTACTAAAATTGGTACCAAATATTCCATATTTGTAAATTCAGGATCATCTTCAATATTATTAACTCTAGCAGCCTTAAAATATCATAGTAAATTAAGAAATGATAAAATTATAGTCCCAGGATTAAGTTGGTCAACAGATGTAAGTTCACCTATGTTGTTAGGATATGAAACTTATATGTGTGATTGTAATTTAGAAGATTTATCTTGTGATTTAAAACACTTAGAACAATTATTTCAAGAACACGATCCTTCAACTTTTATATTAGTATCACCACTTGGGTTAGTTCCAAATATGGAAGAAATAGTTTTATTGTGTGAACAATATAATGTAACACTACTTGAAGATGTTTGTGAAAGTATGGGATCTAAAAACCAAAATAAATATTTAGGTAGTTTTGGTTTAGCTTCATTTTATTCAATGTACTTTGGTCACCATTTATCTACTATAGAAGGAGGATTTATAAACACAGATAATGAAGAGCTATATCATTTACTTTTAATGATGAGAAGTCATGGTTGGGATAGAGATTTACCTAAAGATGCTCAAACTAAATTAAGAAAAGAATTTAATAGTAATGATTTTGATTCATTATATAATTTTTATGTACCTGGATTAAATGTCAGATCAACTGATTTACAAGCTTTTATTGGTTTAAGAGCAATAGATAAATTAGATGAATATTCTTATAAACGTAGAGTTAATTTCCACCACTACAGACGTAAAATAAAAAATAATATTTTAAAATTAAAGGAAAATGAAAATGATTTTGTCTCCAGTTTTGCTATTCCTATATTAAATACAAATAGGAATAAGATAGCCCAAGACTTACAAAATAATAATATAGAAGTTAGACCTTTAATAGCAGGTAATATGGCTACTAAACCTATGTGGTATAATGAAAATGATATTCCATCATTACCTAATTGTGAATTAGTAAATAAAATAGGATTTTATATCCCAAACCATCAAGATTTAACAGAGGATGAAATTAATCAAATAACATTAATAATTAATAAGTATGAGTAAAATAGCATTAATTACAGGTATAAACGGGCAAGATGGTTCATACTTAGCTGAATTTTTATTAAAAAAAGGATATCAAATATGGGGTACAGTTAAAAGAAATTCTGTAGCTGAAAATCAAACGGCTAGGATTAGTAATAATGTATTCAAACAAATTAATTTAGAATATGCTGATTTAAATGATTTATCTTCACTTATTAGAGTAATACAATTATGCCAACCAGATGAAATCTATAATTTGGCAGCTCAATCTCATGTAAGAATAAGTTTTGACCAACCTATTTATACTGCTCAAACAACTGGAATTGGAACATTAAATTTGCTAGAAGCTATAAAATTAACAAATAAATCTATTAAAATGTATCAAGCATCCTCCTCAGAAATGTTTGGTAATTCAATAGATAACGATGGATACCAAAGAGAAACAACTCCTTTAAATCCTGTATCGCCTTATGGTTGTGCCAAGGTATTTTCGTATAATATATGCCGAAATTATAGAAATTCTTATGGTATGTTTATATCAAATGGTATATTATTTAATCATGAATCCCCTAGAAGAGGTACAAATTTTGTAACTAATAAAGTAGTTAAAACGGCAGTTCAAATTAGTAAGGGTTTAAAACATAAACTAGCATTAGGTAATTTAGAATCTACTAGAGATTGGGGGCATGCTAAGGATTATGTTGAAGCTATGTGGTTAATGTTACAACAAGATACATCAAACGATTATGTTTGTGCTACTGGTATATCACATAGTGTTAGAGATTTATGTGATTATGTTTTTAATAAATTAAATTTAGATTATAGAGATTATATTACAGTAGATCCTAAATATTATAGAGCAGAAGAATTACATGATTTAAAAGGTGATTCTACTTTATTAAGAGGTTTAGGTTGGGAGCCTAAACATTCATTTGAATCTATGTTAGATGATATGATAGAATATTGGGATACAAAAGATGTTAAAGATTTAGTATGATAGGTAAAAAAATATTTATAACTGGTGGTGCAGGTTTTTTAGGTAAAAATTTAGTTAAACGTTATTATAACAATAATGAAATTACAATTTATTCTAGAGACGAAGCAAAACATTATTATCTTAAACAACAATTTCCTAAAATTAAATGTGTAATAGGTGATATTCGTAATTTTGATTTACTAAAAAGAGCATCATTAGGACATAATATAGGCATATTTGCTGCTTCATTAAAACAAATAAGTGCTGTTGATCAAAATGTAGAAGAATCTGTAAAAGTGCTTATAGAAGGTGCTTTAAATTCTAGAAGGGCGGCTGAAGAAAATAATTTTGAAGCTGCTTGCTTCATATCCTCAGATAAATCAAGATCTGCAACTACATTATATGGCGCGATGAAATTTGTAGCAGGTGAATCATTTATAGTTAATGCTGAAAATTCTAATGTGCGTTTATCTACCGCAGTATACGGTAATGTTATTAATTCTACTGGTAGTATTATACCATTAATTTGGGATTCAATTAATAAAAAATACCCATTAACTTTATATTCAGAACAAATGACTCGTTTTGTTATTGATATAGAAAGTGCAATGGATTTAATTGAAAAAGGTTTAAAAGTAACAG